GGTCAGGAATTAATTGGCACAGCGATAATAAATGGAAATATGGGGCAACATATTACGTGAACAATAAATGGAATATTCATTGGGGAGGTGAATTTATGTTTGCTGATACTGAAGCATATGGTTTTTTGCCTATAGTTGGTAATTCCATAGTCATAGTAAAAGCCCCTCTTGACCATAAAGTAAACCCTGTATTAAGTCCCATTATGCCTCGAATATCTATCCAAATGTTTATGAAGTGATATAAATATGTTATAATTACATATGCCATTAACAAACGTACTAATAAGACCAGGATTCAACAAACAAGTCACTGAAGTAGGAGCTGAAGGTCAGTGGGTTGACGGAGATAATGTAAGATTCAGATACGGACTACCTGAAAAAATAGGTGGTTGGGAACAGCTAACAGCTGATAGTTTAGTAGGAGCTGTCAGACAGCAACATATATACGCTGATTTAGATGGTAATGTTTATGCAGTATTAGGAACATCAAGAGCATTGTTAGTTTATTATGGAAACGCTTTCTATGATATCACACCTTTATCGACAGCAATTACAGGAGCTACCTTTACTACAGTAAATACGTCAGCTACCGTAACAGTAAATAAAACCACACATGGACTAGAGGTTGGAGATATATTTACATTTAGTTCAGTAACACCACCTAGTGGTGCAGGATATACTGCAGCTAATTTTACAGATAACCCATTTGAAGTAATATCTGTTCCAACATTAGATACTTTTACTATTACAATGGCATCTAACGCAGGTACAAGTGTATCGGCCAGCGGATCAGCGACCATTAACCCATATGAAAAAGTTGGGCCTCTTACATCAACTGCAGGTTATGGTTGGGGCACGTCTACTTTTGGTGGTGCCTCTGGACTTACAAATAACTTAAACGGTTTATTACAAGACGACACTGCAGGTACGGGAGGCTCTGGTACCAGCATTACGCTAACGTCAACTGCAGGTTTTCCAACTTCTGGAGTTATTAAGGTTGGAACAGAATTTATTTCCTACACCGGTGTATCTACAAATGACTTAACAGGTATAACAAGAGCTGTAGCGGGAACTAGATCCGCACATGCCTCTGGTGCAACCGTTGAATATTATACAGCCTGGGGACAACAATCTCTAACAACTAATGTAGTATTAGATCCTGGTTCATGGTCATTAGATAATTTTGGTCAAGTTTTAGTTGCTACAATTAAAAATGGAAAAAGTTTTTCATGGAGTCCAATAGCATCAGTTCCAGCAGCTTTGTCAACAAGAGCAACATTAATATCAGGAGCACCAACAGCTTCAGTAATGACAGTTGTATCTGAAAGAGATAGGCATTTAATAGTATTAGGAACTGAAACAACAATTGGTAATACTGCGACACAAGATAAAATGTTTGTAAGATTTTCTGATCAAGAAAGTTTAACTACCTACTCACCAACATCAATAAATACTGCAGGGACTTTGAGACTAGATTCTGGCACTAAAATTGTTGGAGCTGCAAAAGGTAAAGATTACATTTTGATTTTAACAGATACGTCTGCTTATATAATTCAGTTTGTTGGACCTCCATTTACGTTTTCTGTAAGACAGGTTGGATCAAATTGTGGTGCTATAGGCATGAATTCAATAAAATATATTGATGGTAAAGTTTATTGGATGGGCCAAGCAGGAGGATTTTTTGTATTTGATGGTACTGTAAAAAGTCTTCCATGTTTAGTTGAAGATTTTGTATTTACAAGTAAAGGAGATAATTTAGGTATTAATTATGATAGTGGTGAATTAGTTTATGCAGGTTTAAATAATCTTTATTCAGAGATAAATTGGTTTTATCCAAAAAATGGATCTTCAGTAAATGACAGAATTGTAACGTACAATTTTGATGAGAATACTTGGACAACAGGAACATTAGCAAGAACAACATGGAGTGATGCAACTCTTTTTGACGTGCCATATGCTACTGAATTTAATTTAACAGGAACACCTACATTTCCAGTAATTCAAGGTGTTACTAACATAAATGGATCAAGTCTATACTACGCTCACGAGGTGGGAAATAATCAAGTTGATAATGTAGGTAATAAAACAGCAATACCTGCATTTATACAATCAGGATCCTTTGATCTAGATGTAGAAGGTAATGGTCAATTTTTTATGTCCATGAGAAGATTTGTGCCTGATTTTAAATTGATATCAGGCAATGCACAAATAACAATTAACCTTAGAGACTTTCCAACGGACACCGCAACATCATCTCCTTTGGGCCCATTTACAATCACAAGCAGCACTGATAAAGTAGATACCCGTGCAAGATCTAGATTTGCGAGTTTAAAAGTTGCAAATACGTCAACAGATGAAAGTTGGAGATATGGAACATTTAGAGCTGATATACAACCAGATGGACAAAGATAATGATGCAAGATGAATACCTAGCAGAGTATTTAAATAATCCTGGTTTACAAGCTAAGTATGGTGATTATGGAACTTACAGAAATTTTATGTTATCGCAACAAGCAGGTATCGCACCTATTTATAATGAACAAGTTAAAAAAAGTAGTAAAGAAATAATACAAAATAATTTAGGAGGAGGTAAGAAAAGAAAATTTGTGCCACCTAGTATTGCTTTGTTAGGAGCTCTTTTGCCTAAAGAAGATCCTGTTACCACGGCAAGTAGAGATTATTTTTCTGGTCTTTATGGCTTAGATAGCATTGGAAGAATAGCTGAGGGTGATTTAATGCAGGGTTACAACCCAATAAGTGGTGGTTTTTTAAATAGAATAACAGGTGGTAAATACGGTCAAGAAATGAATATAGGTTTAGATAAAGCTTATCAAAAAAGAATTGATACTATAACAAAAACATTACAGAAAAAAGATTCACAACAATTAAGAGACAGATTAGCTGAATTAAAAGATAGACAAAGAAAAGATGCTTTAGCTTTACAAAAAATTAAATTAGATCACGCAAGTCCACAACAAAAACAAACAATGCAAGATATGTCAACAGGTCAAATAAATACTGGTATGCCTGAGCAACCTAATCCTACACCTAGTGGAAATGTTGTAACAGGAGGTCAGTCACCTTTAGGTTATACAACACAAACAAATATTCCAGATAGAGGTAGAAATAGATAATGGCTAAAATAAATATTTTTGTACCTGAACCAAAGGAACAATACGAATCAACTAATCAAAGACAGATAATTGAAGCTATTGATACACTCAAAAATCAATTGAATTTTTCATTTCAATTTGATTTGAAAGAAGAACAAGATAGTTTTAATTGGTTTATATCATGACAATACAATATAAAAATCAAGGTATAGATTTAAATTCAACTGGTACGTTGAGTGTCTTAACTTGTCCAACTGATGCTACTATTTTAATTAAACAAATACAGATAAATAATGGTTCTGGTAGTGGTGTAAGTTTAAATGTGCAAGTCACAGATACTTCTGCATCGTCAACCTTTAGAATTTTTAATGAGGCTGTCACTGGATCTGCTTCAAAAGATATAATAAATTATACGTTAGTTTTAGAAGCAGGTGATATATTAAAAATGACAGCAGGTACGGCAGATGAAATACAAGGTATAGTTTCATATGCACTGCTAGATAGATCTCAACAAAATGGCTAGAAAATTTAAAGCATTTGTTGAAAGACCAAAACCAAGGAAGAGACCAAGAAGGCACAAGAAAAGGCTTTCAAAAAATGAGAAAAGAGATTATAAGAAATACAACAAACAAGGAAGAAGACCATGAGTGATGAACTACCAAGAATCCCAGCTGAAGCAAAAGAAGTAATCAAACATAAGACTACAGGTAAAGTTTATGAGTCTAAAGATGCTTTTGATGCTGACGTTGCTGATCCAAACACTGACACTACTGCAGATGATTTTTCTCAACATGTTGAGATAACAGTTGCAAAATTGACTTTGTTTGGTAGCACTAAAAAATAATGCAGCCCAGAGGAGGAACAGAGCTACAACTTGAAATGTTGTATAAGCACTGTGATAATAAATTATTAGATGAGGTACAAATTTGTACCTCTATACCTTACAAAGTCCCATTAGATCCAAATAAATTAAATATACTTTGGCAAAAAAATTCTTACGATCAACCAAATCTTTTTGATTTTTTTAGTGATCCTAAAAAACATAATGAGTACGATTGGTATGTTTTCAATTCACATTGGAATTATGAAAAATTTAGGCATTACTTTAAAATACCTACTGAAAAAAGTATGGTTATAAAAAATGGTTGTTATCATTTTCCAAAAAGAAAAGTTTACAAAAAAGGTGATCCAATAAAATTAATATATCATTCGACTCCATGGAGAGGCCTGAGCGTTATTTTAGGAGCAATGCAATATATTAAAAATCCAAATGTAACTTTAGATGTATATTCAAGTACAAAAATATATGGAGAGGAGTTTCACAGAGATAACGAACATTTATACAAGCCTTTGTTTGATCAAGCTGAGTATTTAAAAAATGTAAATTACGTAGGTTATAAACCACATGAATATATTTTAAATAGAATTACTGATTATCAAATGTGGACACATCCAAGTGTGTTTGAAGAGACATTTGGTATAGGTGCTTTGGAAGCTATGAGTTCTGGATTGTATTTAATAACAACTAATTTTGGAGCTTTATTCGAAACATGTTCTGAGTGGCCTATTTATGTAAATTATACAAATAACCTTGATGCTTTAGCTCAGCGATTTGCACATGCTATAGATATGGCATGTGATACTTTACATGAAGACTACATTCAACAACACATTGAAGAACAACAAAAGTTTGCTAAAAGATTTTATTCGTGGGAAAAGAAAGGAAAAGAATGGGAAACATTTTTGAAAGGAGCTTTACATGAGCGACAACCCACAAGGCTATGACCACGAGGCAGTAAGAAAACCAATTTGGAAAGAAAAACCTGAAGAACCATCTAAAGTTTATACAAACGAAGATACTTATCAAACTATAAAAGAAGTTAGGAATACAACAAAAGAACACGGTGACATACATTTATTTGTAGGCACACCATGTCATTCAGAAGTATCTATGCATTATGTAAACTGTATAATTAGTTTGACAAAAGCCTGCCATAAAAGAAATATACCAATAGAGTTTTCATTAATTAAATCATCCTTAGTCACTCAAGGTCGTAACTTGTGTGTATCTGGTTTTCTTGATTCTGATGCTACGCATTTATTGTTTATAGATTCTGATATTTTTTTAAACGCATCAACTGTTTTTAAAATGATAAAAGCAGATAAAGATGTAATATCTGTACCTTATCCACTAAAAGCCTTTTTATGGGATAAGTCCTTAAGTCAAGTTAAAAACGGATTAGTAAAAACACCAGAGCAAATGGCTCAAGCAGGTAATACATATCCAATGAAAGTTCCTGATAGAAAAGATATAAGAATAAACGATGGTGTTATTGAAGTAACTCATAGCCCTACAGGAGCTATGTTAATCAAAAAAAGTGTTTTTAAGAAAATGATACAGGCATATCCAGAGAAAGAAATACGACAAAGCACAGTTATTAACAGTAAAGTTATATTAAAAAAGAACATGTGGAACTTTTTTGATACAATACATGACCCAATTGATAAGACCTATTTAGGGGAGGATTTTGGCTTTTGTAAGCTTTGGAAGGACATAGGAGGTAAATGTTATGCCTACGTGTTGGACGAAATCACTCATGTAGGAGAACACCAGTATACAGGTAAATTTGCTGATGAGTTGATAACAATCAAGTAAAATGCTATTATTATATACTTAGATCTAAAAGGAGAATACAAAGAATGTTAAACCTATTACCTTACGCCTTAGCTGCATACGGAGGATATAAAGGATATCAAGGAGCAAAAGATGCGGGAGCTTCAGGACTCGGAAGAATATTTGGAGGAGTTACAGGAGCAGCAGCTGGATATTATGGCGGTAAGACATTAGTAAATATGCCAATGGTTCAGTCAGCTTTTCCTAGTGCTGCTAAATTTACACCTTTTACCCAAACACAGGCAGCATCATTACTTGGTCTTGGACAAACACCAACACCAGCAGTAAATCCAAAATTTTTAGGAACAGATAAAGCAACTGGTGGTGCTATGGTTCCAAATCCAAATTATGTTGCCCCTACAGAAAGTGGTGGTTCACTATTAGATATTCTTAGAAAAGAACCTGGAGGAAAATATGATCCATTAAAATTATCTTTAGCTGCAGGAGGTATACCTTTAGCTTTAGGTGCTTTTAATCAAGGACCTGCTGATATTTATATGCCAGGATATAACATGAGTTATTTGAAACTGAAAGAGGAGAGAGGTAATTATAAATACATAGACCCGGCTACCGGACAAGAAAAAGAATATGAATCTGTCTATGCACCAGAAGAACAAGGTTTAGGAGAAAGAAGAATGGGGCCATACTCTTTAGACGTACAAAGACTAAACACAGGTGGTCTAGCAACAATAAACAAATTTAATGAAGGTGGAGTAAATT